GCAGGTAGATTTTGAGAAATAGCTGATAGAGGGGAACTTAAATTGAATAGAGATATACCAGTATACAACTTAAAGGAGTGTAAAAATATGCAATCATTACAAGAAACAACAATCGAACAAACAAATTAAGGAGGAGAAACAATGTTTAAACGTAGAAAGAAAGAACGAGTCCAAATGACACTAGAAACAAACTTAGAAGAACTCAAACTATTACTGAATAAATTAAAAAGTTTTGTAAGCAAAACAGAAAACAAACGAATCGAACTAAAGAAGAAAGTTAGCGAATACGAAAGTTTAGTTAAACAAACTGAAAATACTATTAAAGAAATCAACAAATTTAAATTGAAAACAAAAATAAAAAAGGGTGACTAACATGGAATTTATCGGATTTGCAGACGCACAAGAATTTATTAAAATAAGTGGTTTTTCTGAATGGGATCTAGAACACAAAGTATACGCAAATACTGAATTTAAAAAAACGTGTATGTTTCGATTTGGTAAGGGCAACAAGCGCTACATCGAGATTGAACCGGCACTAAAATTTATCAAAGAAAACATTTTGATTAGAGAAACTGATTTGTAAAGGGGGTGACTAAATTGAAAACCACTTTAGCAATTTTCAACACGGTCGCAGTCGCTATCGTACTAACAACCATTTTAGCATTCAGTGGCGTGTACTTCACCACACTGCTATTCATTGTAATTCTAGCAGAAGCATCGACGTACAACGGCACAAAAGCGATTTACGAAGTATTAAAAAAGACTGAGTGCTAGCAGAAACTAGCAAACAGTCAGAGGGTATTAGGCAAGAACTACCCTCACTATACAACTTTTGAGGAGGATAAGCAAATGTATTTTAAAAACGGAGAAGAATATAGCGGAATCATCGAAGTTGAAGGCTTCAAATTCCGTAAATACGTTATTAGACAAGATGATTATATCTTGATTGAAATCACTGATATGACATACAAAACTGTAGCAGAAACGAAAGTATACGATGTCTCAGATGTAGACATCGCACAAGAAGTTATTAACGCAGCTATTTACGACTTTATCGAATACCAAACAGATGAGTTAGACAAAATTATGGCACAACTCATCAAAAACTAGGAGGAAATAAAATGAAAAACAAAGGTGTAATTATAGTTTCTTATGCAGAATTGCAAAGGTTAATTTTAGCGGAATATCAATTAGAAAGGGAAAATGAAGAACTTAAAGAAAGGCTCAAAACTTTAGAATCACTTTACAGATTCCAGTCAAAAGAAGTTGAAAGACTAAAAGAGGTATTGGGCAGTTGCACTCTCGAAAATGACGAGGAGGAATTACTAGATGAGTAACATTTTTCAAATTAATGAAAAGTATCTTGAAGTTTTAGAGATGGCAAATCAAGATATTGACCCACAAACTATTCAAGATACTTTAAAGTCTATCGAATCTGAATTGAATGAAAAAGTTGATAACATCATTGGCCTTAAACGAAGTGTCGATGGCGATATAGATGTTATCAACAAAGAAATAAAAAGACTGAAAGAAATCAAAGAAAAAAAACAGAATCTGTCAGATAGATTAAAGCGGACTTTACAAGATATGTTAGAACAACGTAATTTAAAGAATTATCGTACACCTACTAACTACATTTACAAACGTAAGAATGCGCCTAGTGTTTATATTAAAAACATGAAAATACTTGATAAATCTTACTTTATTCAGCAAGAACCTACATTGAATAAAGAGCAAATTAAAGAGGACATTAAAGCGGGAATTGACGTTCCAGGTGCGGAATTACGAGGTAGCGAAAGTTTGGTGATTAAATAATGCCATTCAACATAACAAGCGCTAAAGACATCACAACAGATAAATCAACGTATTTAATCTACGGAAAACCTGGTAGCGGTAAAACGCACACATTGAATTATCTACCTGGACGTACCTTATATGTAAATGTAGATAAATCAGAACGACCGTTAAAAGGCAACGAGAACATTGACATCTTAGAATTTAACTCTCACGAAGCGTGGGAAGAATGGGGCGAATTAATGAAATGGTTTGCTGATAAGAATAATATATCGGTACTTGATAACTACGACAACATCGTAATAGACAACTTATCTGAATTGTTTAGATCAATGCTAGCCAATCTTGGACGAACAGGAAAAAACCAAAGAGTTCCCGAAATGTCGCATTATCAACGAGTAGACTTTTTTACAATTGATAGTTTGCGATTTCTACAATCATTAAATAAACGATTGATACTACTTGCATGGGAAACAAACTACGACTTTTTTACACCTGCCGGACAACAAATCACACAATCTGTTCCGGATATTCGTAAAACAATACGTGATAACGTTGCCGGATTATGTCAGGTAGTTGCTCGATTGATAGTGAATAAAGAATCGGGGAAACGAGGGTTTATCTTGATGCCAACGAATCAGATATTCGCTAAAAATCAATTAGACAACAGAGAACATTGCTTGCAAGAAGATTTATTTAAAGTTGGTGATGTGGATGGTTAAAAGTATATTTTTACAAGATGGAGAAGAGATATTTGTAGATGATGAAGATTATGAAAGAGTGTGTAAACTAACTTGGTATTCCTCATACTATGGTAATTCTAGAAGAGTATTAAGTACTCAAGAAAAAATACTTTTAAATTCTTATATAATCCCTGGTTCATTTCAGATTAAAAAAAATAACTATTTCACTAAAGATAATTTAACAACAAAAGGTAATAAAACGCGTTGGTCAAAACCGATGATAAAAGGCTCTTCTCAATATAAGGGCGTTCATAGAAATCAAAATAAATTCAAAAGAATTTGGAAGTCCACGATTGTTGTTGATGGAAAGCAGAAATTTTTAGGTAATTTTGAAACTCAAGAAGAAGCAGCTCAAGTATATAATGATGCTGTAATAAAATATTGGGACGGTCAAGGTTATTTAAACGAAATAAATAAAAACAATAAACTGATTATAGCTAAAAATAAATCGCAAAACTTCTACGACACACGGATTTTGTCAAATTCATCTTTCAAAGGAGTTTACAAAGATTCGAAAGAAAATACTTTTAATGTAGGTAAATATTTTAATGGGAGCTATGTACATTTTGGTAGAGACAAGTCACTCAATAATGCTGCTCTTATTTACAACAAATGTGTATTTTACCTTTATGGAGATAATGCAATCCTAAACGACGTACCTATGAAAGATGAACTTGAAGAGTTCATATCTAACTGGGAAATACCTGAAAGAATTAAAGCGTTAAAGCTTAACGGGGAGGTGGTCAACAATGGCGACTAACTTCCAACTGCGCGATTACCAAATCGAATTAATTAATGGATTATATGATTCGATTGCAAAAGGTAATCAAAACATTATGGTACAGTCGCCTGCATAGCAGGAAGCGGTAAATCAGTCACGATGAGTGAAGTGGCAAGACGTGCAACCGATAAAGGTAACAGAGTGTTGTTTTGCGTCCACAGAATAGAGTTAGTGAACCAAATCAAAAACACGTTTCGATTAAACAATGTTGACATGGATCTATGTCATGTCGGAATGGTTCAGACAATCAAGAACCGTGTCAAACGTGGTGCTGAGCCTGAACCGTCAATCATATTAGTCGATGAAGCACATCACTCATTAGCTAAAACGTATATTGACATATTCGAAGCGTTTCCCACCGCTTATGTGTTTGGTTTCAGTGCAACACCATGCAGATTAAACGGTAGAGGTTTTACAGACGTGTTCACTGACTTAATACCAGGCAAAACCGTTAAATGGTTAATCGATAACAAACGATTAGCACCGTTTAAATATTATTCGGTGAATTTACTCGATGCTAATCAGTTAAAAACTGCAAGTACAGGTGATTATCGCGCTGATTCAATTACAAATGCGATGAAAACCACGATTTATGGTGATGCCGTTGAAAATTACAAAAAGTTTGCAGACGGTAAGAACACTATCATCTACACACACAATGTTGAATCGAGTATGCAAGTTGCTGAAAAGTTTAATCAATCAGGTTATAAGGCGTTGCAAGTCGATGGTAAGACACCTAAAGCCGAACGTGATGCAGCAATGGAAAAATTTAGAAATAACAAGGTAAACATACTCGTCAACGCTGAGTTGTACGGCGAGGGTGTAGACGTACCGGATTGCCACTGTGTGATACTGTTGCGACCGACAAAATCGTTGACGCTGTTTATTCAACAGACGATGCGTGCCATGCGTTACCAAAATAACAAAACGGCAATCATCATTGATCATGTTGGAAATTATCTTACACATGGTTTGCCTACAACCGAGCATGATTGGCATGAGCATTTTAAAGGCATTGACAAGAAAAAACGCGAAGAAAATACTGTCATGGCTAAACAATGCCCTGAATGTTTTAGTGTGGTGGCTTCAACACATTCAGAATGTCCATATTGCGGGCATGAGTGGCAAGCAGAAGAACAATCGTTACAGCAAGATTCAGACACAGAATTAGAAGAAATTACAGAAGAAACATTTATCAAATTAAATTTTAAGGAACCTAAAGACTGCAAAAATATGAAAGAGTTGTACCAACTAGCTAAAGATTTAGGATATAAGCCTGGTTGGGCATATTATCAAGGCAAACATTTAGGACTAATATAAAAAATCGGAGGAATTATAAATGACAAATTTTACTTTAAACATGGAAGATACTTTTGACGGAGGTATCCAAGATGGGACTTATGAAACGGTGATTACGAAATGCGAGGAAAATGTGACGCCTGGTGGTGCAGAACACGTAGACATGCGCTTAACAATCAGAAATGACGTAAATCAAAAATATAAAAACAACGTTATTTTCCATAAAATTTGGAAAGCGAAAGCAACTGGTAAATACGACATGCGATTCTTCAACACAATCGGTGCAGCAGCACAGTTGCAACAAGGTAAGGCATATTCGTCAATTGAAGAATTATTCAACGACTACTTAGGCAAACCAGTTAAAGTAACAGTTAAAAATGAAACGTCTGAGTACAACGGAAAAACTTATGAAAATCTAAACGTTAAGCGTTGGGATAAAACAGCATTACCTGAAATGACACATCAATTTAAAACTGATGACGGTAGTAATCCGTTTGCAGGTGGAATCGATGTCGACGAAGATGATATGCCATTTTAATTCGTAAATAAAAACAAGGAGGGTTATTATGTACGACAATATACCTTACGAATTGAAAGAATTAGATCGTTGGTGTTGCTTCAAGATTGAGCAGGGTACAAACGGGCGTAAAACAAAACGCCCTTATAACCCCCTTACAAACCAAATGGCGAAGTCCAACGACGAAAATACATGGGTATCTTTTGAAGATGCTGCAAGTCTATCTATCAATTATGACGGCATCGGCTTTTTCTTCAAAGAACCTTACATCGGTGTTGACCTTGATGGTGTGGGTAAAGAGATTACCGAATATTTAGAAAATGATGAAGCTGAAAACATCGTTTCTGAATTTATAGAGATACTCGAAACCTATGCAGAAATCAGTCCTTCCGGTAATGGAATTCACTTAATTGTTAAAGGTGAATTACCTGCAAAAGGTCGCAGACGTGGCAACGTTGAAATTTATAATCACGGTCGATTCTTTACAATGACAGGCAAACACATTGGTGGATATAACCGTGTTAACGATGATGAGATGAATAAGCTATCTTACTTACACAGTAAATACATTTTGAAACCTGATACAGAAAAGAAAATCATCAATACGAATAAAGGTTTTGGCAACGATTTATCTATAGAACAAATTATCGAAATTGCAAAGAAATCTAAGAACGGACTTCGATTCACCACACTATATGAGGGGGATTGGTCACAATTCTACTCATCACAATCAGAAGCAGATTTAGCATTCTGTAATGATTTAGCATTTTGGACCGCAAGAGATCCTCAGAAAATGGACAGTATTTTCAGAAAATCGGTTTTATACCGTGATAAATGGGACGAAACTCGTGGCGAAGATACGTACGGCAATATCACAATTTCAAGAGCAATCGAGAGTTGCAGCAACGAGTTTATTCCTGAAATTTCACCCGATAACGATTTTCAGATTTATGTGATGGAACAAGACGTTAAACCTGCAAAGAAAGATAAACGTTATTCTTACGACGATACGGGAAACGCTGAACGATTACGTGATTATTTCGGCGATTATATTCGATACAACTACACAGCGAATTCATGGTTTTACTACGACGGTAAGCGTTGGAAAAAAGATGATGCAGGTAAGATGAAACATCTCGTGGATAAAGTTGTGAATAAGTTGAAAGATGAAAAACTGTACATCAGTGACGATGTCGACGAAGAAGATATGAAGAAGTATCGATACAGACATTGGAAAGATTCACGCAATCACAGTAAAAAAGTGAACATGATGAAAGAGTGTCAGCACTTGCTGCCGATTCATCATCATAATTTTGATACGGATTTCACACTTTTTAATACTCAAAATGGTTATATCGATTTAGCTACCGGAATGCTGCACGAACATGAGAAAAACAAATTCTTTACAAAAATGAGTAACACAGAATACACAGATAATGCTGATTGTCCAATATGGTTAGACTTCCTAAATGACATATTTTTAGGAAGACAAGAATTAATTGATTATATCCAACGAGCAGTCGGTTACTCATTATCAGGTTTCACATCAGAACAAGTGCTATTTGTTTTATACGGTAATGGTCGAAATGGTAAATCAGTATTTTTAGACATCATGAATGAAGTTTTTGGAGATTATGCAACGAACATTCGACCACAAGCAATCATGGCCGGTAAAAATAATTCTGACGCATCACCTGAAATCGCCAAACTCGATGGCGCTCGATTCGTTACTACTACAGAACCGAATGAGGGTGACCGATTTGACGAGGGATTATTAAAACAATTAACCGGTGGTGACAAGGTGTCAGCACGACGATTATACGAAAACGAATTCGAGTTTACACCACAGTTGAAACTTTGGATGGCAACGAACCATAAGCCATATGTTAGAGGCACTGACGAGGGAATATGGCGAAGATTCGTCATTATACCATTCGAAAAGCAAATACCGCTTCATGAAGTTGATAAGGATCTAACACAGAAACTTAAAAAGGAACTGCCTGCAATCATCAAGTGGTGTGTTGACGGTTACCTTGAGTGGCAACGTCTCGGACTTGCTGAACCTAAAATCATCAGAGAGCAGAGAGAAGAATACCGTACAGAAATGGACCCTATTGAAATGTTTTTAGATGAGTGTTGTAGAAAAAGAAGCGAAACATCAAGAGTCAAAGGTAGTTTACTATTTCAGGCTTACGATATGTGGGCGAAAGAGAATCATCAGTACCGTATGACTAGTACTAAATTCGGTAAAGAAATGAAGAAAAAAATAAAATGGAAGCCCTCAAACGGAATTCAATATTTAGGAATAGAACTTTTGAAAGAGTACAACCCTAATTTTATAAAACTCAACTTGTAATTTTACATTGTGGAAGGGTTATTGGAATAGTTTTGGAAGAGTTTTAGAAAAACCCTTCCAGTCTTAAAACATTGGTATAAAGCCTTTTATATTACTTTTATTTCTTATTTGGAAGAGTTGGAAGAGTAATAAAAGAAAAGTAAATAGATAAAAAGAAATAGAAATAGTATTTAAAAAGTTTCCTGAAACCCTTCCAACTAATAAAAACTCTTCCAAACCATTGGGAGAGTAAGGGAGTAGCGATATTTTAACTACTCCTAAACCCTTCCAACTATTACGGAGGATACAAATGACAGAACAAGACATACAAAACTTAATAAGAATTGCAGTGTCAAAAAATAATATGATCTTTCGGGCAAATGTTGGAAAGGTTAGAACAGCAGACGGAAGAATATTTGATACAGGATTGCCACCAGGTTTTTGCGACCTATTCGGTTTTAGACCTGATGGAAGAATATTTTTTATCGAAGTAAAGAAACCAGGTGGCAGAGTGAGAGAGGTGCAAAAACACTTTATAGACGTTGTTAAGCGTAACGGTGCCATTGCAGGCGTTGCATACAGTGTGGAAGATGCCTTGAAAATTATTGAGGAGGGTTAAACGTGAATTTCATTATCAGTAAGAAAGCACAGAAGCGTACAGATACAACAGTCGACTATTACGATGAGTTGAAAGCTAAAAGTGCTTATCGAAAATATAAAAACAGTCGCGTTGATAAATCGCATCTTGAAAAGTACCCGCAGTACGTCAAACCGAGCGACTATTACAACTATCTATTAAGCAAGGTGACGTGGATATGAAAATTAGAAGCATAGACAGACGTATCATATTAACTGAGGAGCAAGTGCAACAGATGTATAAAAACAACGTAGAACGCAGACACGTATATAACAGATTAATTAATTTAGGGTGGTCAGTCGATGAAACTGTCAGTACGCCAGTAGGAGGAAAAAGACATGGAGATTAAAGACTTGAAAATTGGTGATGAAGTGAGCGTTATGGTTAGCTCGCAGCGACTTAGAGACACAGACGATGAGAAGTGGGTTTACGAACCTATTTTCGAAACGGCGAAAGTTGTAGAAGTGGATAAAGACGGTCTGTTTGCATCAATTGTCTTTGTTGATGGTACGTGGGGCGAGCTTGATAAAGATACAGAATGGTACAAGATTCCGAGCAATACAAAGATTGCGACACATGAACGTCCCGATCATTATGGAACTTCTAATAGTGATTTAATCGATTACTGGTGCGAACGTTACTCGTCAGAAGAATTGAGAGGGGCGTTCAAATCACAAATGAGTAAATATGTTGACCGACTAGGTTATAAAGACGATGAGGTCAAGGAGCTCAATAAGATTATCGATTATGCAGAACGCTACAAAAATCATTTAGAAAAGGTGAAAGCATGATTAAACGTTATTCACACGTGATTTTGAAAGAAATACTAAAAAATATTAAATCGTTGCATAAAAAAAGACAACGAGCGTTAGATACTAATTTAAGCGCTGAATGCGGGACGTCACGCTA